GCGTATCCTCAGCAGGTGGATACGAAGTGGTACAGGAACGTCAAGAACGCCATTGAAGCCGAACTGCCTTTCGGCGTATACCACTACTCCTACGCCACCACAGTGGACGGCATGATCGCGGAGGCAAAGGGCTTTGTCAAGCTGCTGAACGAGGTAAAGCCGATACCCTACTTTGTCGCTCTGGACATCGAGGAGAAGACGCAATACAATCTCTCACAGAGCCAGCTGGAAACCATCACAAAGGCGTTTATCGACGTTGTGGAGCAGGCGGGGTACTTCTGCGCACTGTACTCGTATGAATGCTTTCTGCGCAAGTACAGCGCGGATTTCCGCAACAAATACGCAATATGGTGCGCGAATACAGGCGGCACTCCGGGCATCGGTTTCGGGGTGCATCAGTACAGCTTCACGGGCAGGGTGAGCGGCATCGCAGGTGATGTGGATATGAACGCATCGGATACCGACTATGTGTCCATCATCGCCAAAGCAGGGCTGAACGGCGTTAAGAAGGCGGAAGCCAAAGTTGAACCCAAAGCCGAAGCCAAAGCCAAAGCCCCTATCAAGGGCGACCTCAACGGTGACGGCAGGGTGGATGTTGCGGATGTGGCTCTGCTGGCGGCGCACGTTAAGGGGAAGAAAAAGTTGAAATAAACAGCGAGCCCCGTGCAGTAGCTCTCCCACCATCGAGGAAACAGCGAAACACAGGGCTTTATATATGATTAAAGGGCTATCTCTGATGAGGTAGCCCTTTTACTAATTTCAACGGTTCCCAACAAGTTCCTGAGCCACTCTCAATGCAAGGTATGATGCTGCATAGTAGCGACCTTTTCCCATAACTTTGTCTTCATCTGTGTAGCCGAAATGACTTTCCAACAATGCAAGAGCTTCGTCTATTAGCCGTGGATCATGCACATCCTCGTAGTCGGAAAACGTGAAAAATAGTTGTCAAAAAGCTGTTGCCTGAATTTGTCTTTATCTCTGATCTGCATAGTCAATTCTCCTTCATCATCTTTTCGATCAATTCCCCGATGCTCACGCCCTGCCTGCCTGCTTCGGCTTTCAGCTTTGCGGCTGTGTCGTTGCGAATGTAGATGTTCAGTGCGCTCTTCGTGCTGTCCTCCTCGGGCTCGCCGAAAAGGCTGATATAGTCATCACCGTCAAGATGCTCCTCTGCCCAACGCTGTGCTTCCTCGTATGTGATAGGCTCTATCCTATCACCGCTATCGCTATAGCTGTGGTATAGCGTGAAGAACTCGCCCGTTTTCTTACGGTAAAGTTCCTCCCAGCCTGAGCGGCTGAATTCTGCGCCTATCCAGCGCATGCCTAGCTTTTTGGCGGTGCTCGTGTCGTAAACTTTTCCTCTTATCACTTTTTTCATGAAAACTCCTCCTTGTTACCAGTTAAGTGAACTTGTGAACTTCTTTGACATCTTCATCGAAAGATATTTCTTGTCGAGATCGGATATCTCATCATCCCAGTTTCTTACTATCTCGGGCTTGATGTCTATCGTGCCGTGAATGTGCTCGATGATGGTAGTCGGAGCATATATGAGGTTTTCAATGTATCCGCAGTTAAACCCTTTCTCGCTCATCATCTTGCCTATAGTCGTGCCGTTCAGCCATAAACTGTTGAGTTCTCTGTATGTCATATTAACCATCCTTTCAAAATCTTAGATCGTGGGCGGCGGGGGGTGCCGCCCTGGTGCTATATTAAATTCTTGTTACTAAATATTTTGTATTCTTAGCTTTCAGCTTTGATATGAATTTTTCAAGTTCGGTTTCCTTTGTAAAAGATTTCATCGAAATGTTTCCGTATCTGTTTATGTACTCAACTAATGCAATTATCATAATCTTACATCCTTTCAGGTCTTAGGTTGTTGTGGTGTTTTCCTTTTCTCTGATTATATTATAACACATACTTTGCGCAAAGTCAATAGCTTTTAATAAAGATTTTGCGTAAACTCACACTTTTGTATACTTGCACATAATTAACTCAATAGCTTTGTATAATTTTACAATGATATTAGCTGTGCTCCGTGTCATAGTAACAATTCGCTAAATTTTTCGTACATAATTATACACCCTTTACAAAACTTAGGAAATTCTAAAAAACCTATTGACAACTTAGAAATTCCGATGTATAATTATGTCAGATTAGAAAATCCGAATTTGCTTGGCGGCTGATTTAGATTATTCTAACATCGAAAGTTCTATGTGGTTTTTCCTATTATATAGAATTTTCTGAGTATAATAAACCGCTATATGTAAGGGGAGGTGTAAACAATATATGTATGAAACGTTTAAGAGGCTTTTAGACGAGAGAAACATAACCGCATATCAGGTATCAAAGGACACAGGTATTTCACAGGTCGTTTTCAGCGAATGGAAGAAAGGCAAGTCAAAGCCCAAAGTTGACAAGTTGAGCATTCTGGCAAAATACTTTGGTGTCCCGTTGGAGGACTTCATTGAAGTTAAGGAGGTATGACAAATGAAAATGCTGAAAATACTCACCATCACCGAAGCCTGCCGCATCCTCACGGAGCACGGCTTTTCGGTCAGCCCGGCACATCTGGGACTGGGCTTGCAGCAGGGCGTGTATAGCTTCGGCGTGGCGATAAAGTCACAGCAGTGGATCTATGAGATCTATGACGTTTTGCTGTACCGCTGGATCGATGAGAGGTCAACGGAAAGGAGCGAAACGGCATGACCAACGAAGGAGAAGCCACGGCAGTCATAAGTCTGTGGGCTATCGCATTCAATGCGGGGCTGCTCCTTGCGGCGAGCTGGAGCAAGCCCATCGGCTTAATGCTGGCGATATCGGCAACTCTGATCTTCCTGGTATACCTGGCAGAGGATGCCCGTGTGGAAGCCGAAAGGCGCAGGCGCATGAGATATCAGCAGGACTGCGAACGGAGAATACAGGAGGCAACGAATGACAAAGATTGAATTTTTGGTGCTTCTTCTTGTGGCACTGAAAGCTATGGAGATCGCCATAGAACTGGCGACGTTCTTTGTGGAGAACGGCGTGGAACTTAATGATGAGGACGATGACGAAAATGGAAAAGATAACGATGAATGACTGGGAATATCACTGCCGAATGCTGGCAGATATCGCAAAGAGAAACGGTGCGGCTCTTATGCTGTACTACGACCCTCACCCCAACGAACGTGGCTGCGCATGTAAGGCACTTATCGGAAGTGGTGCAGATGCTATGGTGATGCTTGCGTCTATGACAGATGCCGCCTGCGAGGGCTGTGAAGATACCATGACACCTGAACGCCTGAGTGAACAGATAACCGCGATGATAAGGAGCGTGCACAGCGATGACAAATAGGAAGATCAAGGACTTTCACCGCAACGCCGTCGTATATACCTGTATCAGGGAGAACTACAAGAACCTTTGCCGCATACTGCTGACTCTTAACGAGCTGTACCCCAAGCAGTTCTACCCGAAGAGAGTGCATGAGTGGATCAGCACATACGCCGAGAATTGCCGCAGGATGGACAAGCTCGATCAGGCAGACGCATTGGAGTATAAGATGGACAGATGGGGCGAGGAATGCGGCATAGACGACAACTTCTGCCGAAACTTCGTGATAAGGAACTGCCCGACAGTGACAAATCCGCAGAATATCAGGGTACTGGCACATAATGTCAAGTTGGCTTTGATACAGACCTGCATGGAGTTCGGCATCGGAGACAAGCGTCTGAGCGAGATAGTTGCGGCACTTAACAGACCTCAGCCGAAAGACCCCGAAGTGCTTATGGAGCGGTTCGGCATGGAAGAAGTTGAGGACGACATGACCAATGTAGACTATCGAAAGCTCGCTCCGAAGCGGCAGAAGGAAGCAAGCTATGAGGACGTAAAACGCGGCTATCAGGGATTGGCTGCGCTGAAAGCATATCAGGATGATGTAAGAGGAGGATCACAATGACAAACGAGCAGAAAAACCAGGTAGCCGCGATGAACGCCAGCGGCATGAGCGTGGATCAGATAGTGTTGGACACGGGTCTGGACAAGCAGACAGTGGCGGACTTCGTAGCGGAGCGCAACAGGAAAAACGGCAAGGGCAAGTCGCTGACACCCGAGACTATCGCGCAGGTGGAAGACCTGACCCGCAAGGGCTGGACGATCACGGACATCAAGGCGAAAGTCGGCATCAGTCCCGCAAGCATATCCCGCATCCGTTCGGGCATGAAGACAGAAAAAGAGCCCGCCGCAACGGCAACTGCGACAGACTCAAAAGCAAATATTGTACAAGTACAGAATACCACAGTTTCGGTGGAAAGTCAAGCCCTGCGCGGTGTAAATGTTCTGGGCATTCTGGAATGCGCATTGAGCGACGCCTACGGCACTGACGCTGAGATCATGTCCCTGAAAGCCGACAGCGACACAGCCAGCATCGTGTTCAGGTATGGCGGCGCGGCTTATTCGGTGCAGTTCGGGCTGGCGTTTTAGGGGGTGCTGGGAGAATGACAATATCAGATAAATTCATCGAAGACATGAAGTCTGCCAAGCTGACAAAGAAAGGCTCTGCGGTGAGCAGTGCTGTGACGGCTGCACTGGAAGACTTCTGCCGCCAGAACTCCGAGTTTGAACAGGCAGTATTGCAAGGAGGGTCATTAGCTGACTGCATCGAGCATACTGTCAAAGGCTGCGGGAACAGTATCTCGGATATAGAGGTGTACCGCAGGGCAGTGGAGTTCTACTTCCCTACAGCACTGATTAGGACGAGCATGACCCTTGATCTGGGTGACGGCGGGTATTCGGGCGAGGACGAGCCCATCACCATGAGTACGAATAAGGTCGAGCTGAGCCTTGACGATCTGCTGGATTTCTGAGGGGTGAGGGCATGAAGAAAGAGCGCAAGCTGGAACTTATGATACCACCCGAAGTCCCGCAGAAATACATGGACATGATGCAGGGCAGATATGCGGCAAATTTTGTGGTTCTGGTGACTTCGGGGCGGGAGCTGTTCGCCCGCTGCTTCCACAGATACAGCAAGGGTGATGTGCGTGAGGTGCAGCGTTATGCATTTGCAAAGGACGGCGCTGTGCGCTACGGCAGAGATGAGCGTGATAAATGGGTCGCCCGTACCGAGCTGAGAGAGCCTGTGTTTTACAACACGCACGGCTACGGTGCCGACAACAGCTACACTGTCTTAGGGTGGGAAGCAGTCGCCAAGAGCGATATGAAGTACAGCGAGGTCACAGCATACACAGGTAGGCTGATAGTAAGCTATCTGTGCCTTTACTGCCGCCACCCGAACATCGAGTATCTGACTAAGGCGGGCTATTTGTGTGCTTTCGAGGAGTATGTGAGAGGTTACTGGGGTTACTACCCAAACGCCCTACGGGTGGACGGGCGAATAAACTTAAAGACGAATAACCTGCTGAAAATGCTGGGGCTGAACCGCACCGAATTCAAGGCTCTTGCAGGGAGAGAAAAGCTGTATTCGTCCTACATGATATGGAGAGACCGCTTCCCGAAGTTATCGCCCGATGATCTTATTCTGCTGTATGATGCTTTCGGCAGTGATTTTACAAGAGCGGAACGCACATCATATCACACAGGATTGACGGCGGTGAGGATAGCGAAGTACCTTGTGGATAAGGACATAAGGTGCTATGACTACGAGGATCACATCAAGCAGTGTTTCAGTCTGGGCTATGATCTGCATGACACAGCGTACTCGCTGCCTCATGATTTCTATGCTTTTCATCAGCGTTCTTCGGCGATGGTAAAGTACAACACCGACAAGCTGATGCATGAAGCCTTTTCGGAGCATTATGAGGGACGCAGGGTGCTTGAATTCCGCATGGGAAATTTGATAGCGATACAGCCGTCAAGCTGTGATGACATCATAAGAGAAGGCAGAGAACAAAAACATTGCGTAGGAGGATACGCCGAGCGCCATGCCTACGGCAAGCTGCACATCATGTTTATCCGTAAGGTCAGCGAACCCGGCAAACCTTACTATACAATGGAAGTCAGTGCCGATGGCAAGATAGTCCAGTGCAGGGGCTACTGCAACGACAGGGGGAAAGATAAGCCGCTGACAGTGCTGGCTTTTGAAAAAGAGTACCAGGCATACCTGGATGGGATATTTAATAAACGGAGGAAAACCGCATGAATGAACTTACAGATGCAGTGAGAGCCAAAGACCTTGACCGCCGCATAAAGGTGTCGGCACAGCTGGCACAGCAGTCGCTGTATGATATGTGTACGGCTATCAAGGAGATGAGGGATACTAAGCTGTATAAGGAGCTGGGGTATCAGAATTTTGAGGATTACTGTGAGAAAGAACACGGTTTCAGCAGAATGCAGGCGCACAGATTTATAGCTATATGCGAAAATCTTTCAGGTGATTTTGTAACATCGATGTTACAAATTGGTACTACAAAGCTGACCCTTTTAGCCCAGCTCGACGAACCCACCCGCGCAGAGATAATCGAAAATACCGATCTTGAAAACACCACTGTCCGCGAGCTGAAAGGCAGGATAAAGACCCTTGAACAGCAGGCGGACAATGCTCAGGCTATTGCGGACAAGCTCACTAAGAGCGAGAACAAGGCATGGGGCGAAGTATCGAAGTTACAGACCGACAGTGAGATGCAGAAAGACAAGATAGCACAGCTTGAACAGCAAATAAAGGAACTGGAAAGCCGCCCCATAGAGGTCATAACCAACGACAGCGACGAGGTCCGCCGCCTGAAACTGGCTATGGAAAAGCTGAATGCGGACATAGCAAAGGAAGATGCCCGCAAGGACATGGAAGACAAGATGTTCAGAGATCAGCTTCGTGACGAATACGAAGAAGCGCTTCACAAGGCACAGCTTGAACATGAAGAAGAACTGCAGGGGCTGAGGGAAAGTCTGGCACAGGCTAAGGCTGACCTTGCAGCGTCTTCCGAAGACAAAGAAAAGCAGGATTTCAAGGCTCTGCTTACAAATGCCGTGGACAGTATCAAGCGGCTGACAGCATTTGTGCAGGAGCATGACAATGAAGAGTACAAGAGCAGGCTTGCACAGCTTGCCAAGATGATAGGAGGATAAATATGACACTTTATGAAATATCAGACGGTTTCAGAACGCTGTATGACCAGCTGGACGATATGATCGAAGATGAAGAGCTCACCGATGAACAGCGTGAGGATATGCAGCAGGCATGGTTCGACACCCTTGAGGGCATCGAAGCTGAGTTTGAGGAAAAGGCTGAGAATGTGGCTTGTTTCATCAAGGTGCTGAAAGCAGAGGCTGAGATGATGGCGGCAGAAGAAAAGGTGCTTGCCGCCAGACGCAGAAGCAGAGAAAAGCGCATCGAGAGCTTGAAAAACTATCTTCTTGGCAGAATGGATGATATACACCTGAAAAAGATAGACCGCCCGAAGGCAAGGATCTCCACAAGGAACAATGCAGAAAGCGTGGCGATAGAAGATCCTCATGCGTTTATCCTCTGGGCACAGGAGCACAATGACAGCCTGCTGAAATACAAGGAACCCGAGATAAACAAGATCGAAGTCAAGCAGGCTTTGCAGGAGGGCGGCTGTCTCCCGCACTGCCATTTGCAGAGAACAAGATCGGTAATAATAAAGTGAGAGGTGAAACAAAATGGTAGAATTTTCAACAGTCACAAGAGCAAAATCAAAGGCGAGAATAGCCCTGATAGGTCCTTCGGGAGCAGGTAAGACACTCTCTGCGCTGTATCTTGCATACGGCATTACAGGCGATTGGAGCAAGATAGCTCTGATAGATACCGAACATGAACGTGGACGTTTCTATGCTGAGCGTTCAGATCTTGATACCGGAGCATTTCTCTATGCACCTCTGACACCGCCTTACACAGCTGACAGATATATCGACTATGTTCAGTCGGCGGCAAAAGCAGTGGGTGAGGATGGTGTGGTAATCATAGACAGCTTCTCCCATGCGTGGGACAACGAGGGCGGTGTACTTGAATATAAGTCACAGGTCGCTCAGAGAACCGGAAAAAACGAGTATACTGCATGGGACGAAGCGGGCAAAGTGCAGAACAAACTTGTGAACAGCCTGCTTTCAGTAAACTGCCACACTATCATAACCATGCGGACTAAGATGGCATATGCGATGGAACTGAACGACAAGGGAAAGAATGTACCTGTCAAGATAGGACTTGCGCCGGTCCAGCGCGAGAATACCGAATACGAATTTGATATCTGTTTACAGATCAATCGCGAACATATAGCTGTTGCATCTAAGGATACTACTTTTCTTGACAAGTGGTCCGGTATTATCACTCCCGAACTCGGCAAACAGCTGAGAGAATTTCTTGAACAGGGCGAAGAACTCCCTCGCTGTGCAGACTGCGGAAGCACGATAATGTCCGACGGCAGGCGCACAGTACAGCAGATCGTCGAGGGAAGCACCAAGAACTACGGCAGACAGCTCTGCATGAAGTGCGTTAAGAAGAAAGTTAAGGAGGCAAAGAATGCCAAGTCTGAGACCGTATCAGAATGACCTGGTCGAACAAGTTCGGCAGGCGTGGCGACAGGGTGCAAGAGCACCCTGTATCGTACTGCCCTGCGGCGGCGGTAAGTCCTGCATAGTGGCTGAAATGGCAAGACGCACGACTTTCGGCGGCAAGCGTGTGCTGTTTCTGGTGCATCGGCGGGAACTGGTGGAGCAGATAGTGCATACCTTCCGCAGATGGGGCGTGCTGATGGACTTGTGCGATGTGATGATGGTACAGACCGCTACCAGACGTTTGCACAAGCTGAAAAAGCCTGCCCTTATCATCACCGATGAGAACCATCACAGCCTGGCTCAGACTTACAGGCGCATATACGACTACTTCGCCGCAGTGCCGAGAGTGGGCGTTACAGCAACACCCGTCCGTCTGAACGGTGACGGTCTGGGTGATGTGAACGACAGGCTGATAGTCGGGGTGACGGCTAAGTGGCTGATAGAAAACGGCTGTCTTGCACCTTACGACTACTATGCACCGGACGTGGCAGATCTGACAGGCTTGCACACTGTGAGGGGCGAGTATGTGGCGGCAGACATCGAGAAAGCCATGATAAAGAACACGGTCTTCGGTGACGTAGTCAAGTACTATCATCAGCTGGCAGAAGGTAAAAAAGCTGTGTGCTACTGTGCCAGTATAAGACATTCCCAGGCAACGGCTGATACTTTCAATGCCAACGGCATACCTGCCGCCCATATAGACGGAGCCACTCCAAAAGCAGAGCGTGACCATATTATAGCAGAATTCCGAAGCGGGAAAGTGCAAGTGCTTTGCAATGTGGATCTTATATCTGAGGGCTTTGACGTTCCCGACTGCGAGTGTGCTATACTCCTGCGTCCCACCAAGAGCCTCACGCTGTACATCCAGCAGAGCATGAGGTGCATGCGTTATCGGGCGGGCAAGCGGGCAGTCATAATCGATCATGTGGGCAACTATGCAAGACACGGTATGCCTGATGATGACCGTGAATGGTCGCTGGAGAAAAAGCCTAAGCAGGAGAAGAAAAAGCAGGAACAGAAGAACGTCAGACAGTGTCCCGAGTGCTTCTTCACCTTTGGCATCACTCCGGGCAAAAGAGTACAGTTCTGCCCGCACTGCGGGTTTGAGTTCCCGGCAGCGAGCAGAGAACTCGAAACGGATGAAAGTGTCGGTCTGGTCAAGGTAGAAGGTTTCAGGCTGGATCTCAGTTCACCGAACGACTGCACAACATATCCCGAGTTGCTTGAGTATGCTAAGGCTCACGGCTATAAGGCAGGATGGGCTTACTACCAGGCTAAACGCAGGGGGCTGATCGCATGACAGAAGAACACAGGATACAGAATGAGATACGCATAGCGGTATCGGACAAGTGCGTGATATTCCGCACAAATGCAGGTGACTTCTGGCAGGGAGATATTGTATATTCAAGAGAATTCAAACAGAACGTATTGATAAACCTTCGCCGCGTAGAAGGTCTGCCTGACGGATATTCAGATCTTTCGGGTGTGAGGGTATCAGACGGTAAGGCAGTTTTTATCGAAGTTAAGACCGCTAAGGGCAGGGCTTCGGACAAACAGAAGAAGTTCATAAAACGTATGTGTGAATGTGGTGCCGTAGCAGGCATCTGCCGAAGCGCCGATGACGCAATAAAATTAATAACAACGGAGGAATAATCATGGGATTTAAGAACGATTTTTCACAGGCTGACAGCGGAAACATCAAGCCGGAAGGTGACTATGAGTGCATCATCACTGCTATCGAGGAGAGAACTACCAAAAACGGCAAGACAGGGCTGAATATCAGCCTTGTGATTCGCAACGATGTTGAGGGGCAGAAGTACGGCAACGCTATGCTTTTCTATACCCTGTGGAAGAGGAAGGAGCCCTCACAGCTTGATATGCAGGTAGGCGGATACGGCTTTTCACAGATAATGGGACTGGGCAAGGCGGCAGGACTTCCCGACGGCAAGGACTACGCAAGCCTTAAAGAGTACTGCGAGGATCTGCTGAACAAGTGCGTCATCGCCCACATGGTACACGAGGACTATAACGGCAAGCCACAGGAGAAGATCAAGTGGCTGAACCCTACCAAGTACCCCGACTGCAAGCACGTTTTCAAGAAGAAAGAAAGTTTCAGCAGCGGGCAAACGTTTGCAAAGAACACCAAGAATGAAAGCTTTGCACAGGCTTCAGCTGCCCCTGTGGGTCTCGGTGATCTCAGCGAGTTTGAAGACGTTCTGAGTGACGACGGAGTACCGTTCTGAGTCTGATCGGCGGCAAAGCTTAAAATAATCTTCAGGAGGAACACATCAATGCAAAAATATCAGGCGATACCGCTGGAACTTCGCCGCCTTCCTAATTGGGTATGCTGGCAGGCAGTGCAGGACGAACGCTCACACTCCGGTGTGAGCAAACGTCCTATAGATCCTAAGACCGGTAATTTCGCAAAGTCGAACGATCCATCCACATGGGGGGATTTTGACACTGCGGTACAGGCGGCGCAGAAATGGTCGGGCATAGGTTTCATGTTCAGCAAATCAGGGTATTTCGGAGTAGATCTTGACGATATAGCGGAGGACCTGCAAAACTACCGTGACGGCGGCGGCGGTATAGTTACCGAGTTTGTGAACGCCCTGCAAAGCTACGCTGAGGTCAGCCAGTCGGGAACAGGCATACATATCATCTGCAAGGGCAGCCTACCAAAAGGCGGGCGCAGGCGCGGCAAGGTCGAGATGTACGACAGCGGCAGATTTTTTGTGATGACGGGGGTGCCTATAAGTGAGTACGCCGAAGTGACAGAGTGCAGTGAGCGTATTCGTCCATTGCATGAAAAGTACATCGGCGGCGGAAAAGAGCCTGCACCAAATATCCGCCGCGATACAGTGCCGCAGACCGCAGACGAGATCCTCTCAGCGGCGGTGAATGCAAAGAACGGCGGCAAATTCAAGGCACTGTATTCGGGCGACTGGTCAGGCTACTACTCAACTCAGTCAGAGGCTGATATAGCCTTATGCAATATGCTGGCATTCTGGACAGGCTGTGACGCGGCGAAGATGGACGCACTGTTCAGGACTTCGGGTCTGATGCGCGAGAAGTGGGACAGGGCGCTGTCGGGGAGCACCTACGGCGCACTGACGATACAGAAAGCCATAGCAGGCTGTACAGAGGTCTATCATGGCAGACCTGCCTACAAGGTGAATATCGGGAAGGGCAGTGATGAGCCGGTACAGGTCGGAGAGACAGCCGAAAGGACACGGCTGTACACCTTCGACGACACAGGCAATGCACAGCGCTTCTGCGACCTTTTCGGGAGTGAAGTCAGGTATAGCTATACCGATAAGAGATGGCTGTTCTACGACGGAAGAAAATGGTGTACAGACATGACGGGCACTATAGGCAGGCTTGCCGATAAATCGGTTGAGGCTATGGCAGCAGAGACCCAAGTATATGCTGAGATAGATGAAGCTGAGGGCGGAGATATGTGTAAGGCTTTTCAGAAACATATCAAAGCGAGCCGCTCGAACAAATCTAAAAAGGCTATGCTCAGCGAAGCCATGCACTATGTACCCATCATGCCCTCGCAGCTGGACCGACACAAGGGGTACATCAATACTCCCGCAGGTGTTATAGAACTGAAAACAGGCAAGGTGACAGAGCATTCACCGGAGCACTATTTTTCAAAACTGACGAATGCAGAATACGACCTGCACGCAGAATGCCCTCAATGGCTGAAATTCTTAGATGACATCTTCGCGGATGACAAGGATCTTATCAGGTATGTGCAGAAAGCTGTAGGCTATACGCTAAGCGGATCAACTGCAGAGCAGTGTATGTTCTTCCTGCTCGGTTCAGGACGCAATGGTAAATCAACTTTTATCGAGGTCATACGCGAGATATTCGGCGACTATGCAAGTAACATACAGCCTGAATCGATAATGGTCAAACGCTCGGGCGGTTCGGCTATCAACTCAGATATAGCCAGGTTAAAAGGAGCAAGGCTCGTCACCTGTTCAGAACCGAATGAGGGTGCAAGGCTCAACGAGGGTCTTATCAAGCAGCTGACAGGCGGCGATCCTGTGACGGCGCGTAAGCTCTACGGTGAGGAATTCGAGTTTCAGCCCGAGTTCAAGCTGTGGGTGTCCACAAATCATAAACCTATCATTCGCGGCACTGATATAGGCGTGTGGAGACGAATACACCTGATACCGTTCAACGTGCAGATACCCGAAAACAAGGTAGACCGTCAGCTGAAATACAAGCTGGAAGGCGAGCTGACGGGTATATTCCGCTGGGCGGTGGACGGCTGTCTGCTGTATCGCAAAGAAGGTCTGCGTATGCCGAAGGTGATGCAGGACAGTGTCAAGGAATACCACCGTGAAATGGACGTGCTGTCGGCATTCATCGAGGACTGCTGCACCGAAGGCAAGGGTCTGAGCGTGCAGTCAAGCCAGCTCTACGCCGCCTATTTAAAGTGGGCAGAGCAGGGCAAGGAATATACTATGAGCGGTACAAAATTTTCTATGGAGATGTCAAAGAGATATGAAAAAATCAAGTTGAGAAACGGCATTCACTTTAACGGACTTTGTCTGATTGGACATTAGTGTGAAGGGTTGTGCAGGGTTTGCAGGGTTTTTATATTCCTTTCACATAGAAAAATAAACAAATAATATATAGAGAAGTGTTGTAAAATGCCTTCAACCCTGCACAACCCTGCACAAGTGCCATTTTACGCAGTTTACGATACTTCCGAAAGGAGAACCGGATATTGAGCAGAGTTAATTATCCCGATGTGATAGTCAGAATTCCGTTTGACGACCCACAATTCTTTGCCGAATGTGAAGATAAAGCGATAGACGGTGCTCTCGACTACGACAAATACCCACCCGAAGAGTACAAGTATTTTTCACGGCTTGCAAAACTGGGATACATGAATCGTCACAAGGGCTGGTCTAAAGAGATATGCGAGGAAAAACAGCGGGAACTCAGACAGGAATACGATGCCGACCGCGAGCGGCGGGAGTTCTTCGGGAACATCTCACGGCAGATGCAGGAGAACATCAGACGCGGTCAGGAACTAAGATGGCAGATCAATGCCGAACAAGAACCATTCAGAAAACTGTCCCTTGCACTGGAGTGCATAGGGTGCATGACAGGAGATGAGGGGTTTGCAAGGAGGAACTCCAATGACAAAACATAAAGAATGCTTTGTAAACGGACATTGCTGCTATGACTGTCCCGACTTCGACATTCAGACAGCCGATGAGCGGTATGGATACGGCATCGCTGAGGACATGGGGCTTGAAGAGATCAAGTGCAAAGATTGTTTTTACAATAGCGGCGAATGCAAAGACTGCCTGCTGGAGAACAGCCCTGATTGTCCGAAGTACGAAAAGGAGGTAACGCCATGAACGAAATCAAGAACTGCCCCTTCTGCGGCGGCAAGTCGAGAGTGCATCTCTATCTCGGCAAGTGGTACGCAAGGTGCAACAAGTGCAAGAGCTATTCGGCTCCATACGATACGGAGGAACAGGCGCGAGAGGCTTGGAACAGGAGGGTGAAGGATGATGTTAGTTAAATTGCCTGATGGAATAAGAAAAAATCAATATATCTATGTTAATCCCGACAATGTTACATACTTGTATGAGAGAACTGACGGGACTTACATCGTAACTAATGATACAGGGTCAGATGATTGTGGGTATTGTGTTCCTTTGCCATTAGACGAAGTTGCTGAAAGGCTTCAATACGGGAACGAGATGTATGAACTTACGCAGGCGTTAAAAGAAAAGGAAAAACTGCCGAAACTATTGGATAGCGACTTCGACAACATAGAGGAGGCAACAGAGCAATGACCAATCGTGAAAAACTGACAAAGACGAACATTTACGACCTGCTGTGTACGATACAGAAAGCACTGTCGGAAGACGGTGGCAAGATATCAGGACTGTGTGTTATCGAGGACATCGAGAAGAAGCCGAGATCCTGTCCCGAAGGCAGTCCCTGCGGTATGTGCATAGCCAACTGGCTCAACCAGGAAGCCGACCAGCCGAGACCTCAGTGGCAGGACGCGATGATGAAGAACTTTCTGAGGAGGTAGAGAAATGACGACAGATGAGGTGAAGAAATACTTATGGCAAGCATACAGGCTCAAAGACGAGCTTCAGCGTGAGGAACTGAAACTTGAAGAGCTGAGGTCTACTGTTGAATACCGCTCACCTTCGTTTGAGGGTATGGGTGGAAGCGGCAGCGGTGACAAGATGAGCCGTTCGGTCGAGCGCATTATCGAACGTTCAGCTAAGGTCGATAGCCTTGTCGATGAATATACTGCCAAGTATGAGGAGATAGAGCAGACCATCAAAACGCTGGGCAATGATAAGCTTGAAAAGATTTTGGAACTTCGGTATCTGAATTACATGAAATGGGACGAGATCGTGGAGTATACGCACTACTCTGAACGTCAGGCTAAGCGGCTTCACGGTATAGCATTACAAAATTTGCTAAAGATGGCACCCAATGTCATTGAATGGCACACTTGAAGTGTGTTATTATTATACTAGCCCAGAAGGCTAAGACGGTCATCTACCTACAAATGTACTGATGGCAACGGGGTGAAAAATCCCCGTATGGGAAACTCCGACCCGTGACTCGCCCCAATGGTCACGGCTGAGGGACAAGCAGGCGAAGTAGCGTGCCTGTGGGTGAGGTTCGATTCCTCTGTTTCCCCTTAGTGTTTTTCATTTTTCATTGGCAATACTCTCCTTCGTAGAAGCGCTCTGGCATCAGCTAGGGCGTTTTTGCGTGGGTGAACGATCAAAGAACGGAGGAATGACCATGACGATAGTTGAAACATTGAAAACCCTGTATACCGCTATGGGCGGCACTGATGATACATCTGCCGTACAGACGATAGCAGAAATGCTGAACCTGATATCGGATATTTATTCCGGTGAACATTCGGATGTTATAGCTGATGCTATAGCTAATATCGCAGAGGCGTATGAGGGCGGAAGTCCTGCACAGCCTGTACTTCAGGACAAGACTGTTACACCGACAACATCACAGCAGACTATCACAGCAGATGAGGGCAAGGACGGTCTCGGGACAGTGACTGTCAGCGCAGTTACCGCGGCGATAGACGAGAACATCACAGCCGCGAACATCAAGTCGGGCATTACTATCCTCGGTGTCGAGGGTACTTATTCGGGCGAATGAAACGTGCCTGCACTTACTGTGGACGCATACACGACTACAGCTATGACTGCCCGATGAAGCCTAAACCGAAAGGCAACAGAGATAAAGATATCGAGAAGTTCAGAAGCGGCAAACTCTGGAAGGCTAAGCGTAAAGAAATACTCGAAAGAGATAAAGGACTTTGCGTGGTCTGCCGTCTTGGTCTCTGCGGAGAGCCTGCTGATCTTGTCCCTGCTGACAGTGTGCATCACATCACGCCACTGACAGATGACTTCGATGCAAGGCTTGACGATGACAACCTGATCTCACTATGTGCGTATCATCACGAACAAGCCGAACGCGGCGAGATATCTGCGGAGAAACTTTTCAAGGCAGTCGAGGGATGACGGGAGTACCCCCCCCCCCGGGGTAGGGGCGATTTCTGACAGGGCGAACGTCCACCAAATGCCCTCATTTCTTCACGATTTATTCCGAAAATGAAATTTCAAGTGCCAAAGGAGCTGATGATATGGCACGACCGACAAAAGCTGTTGCCGCATCAGGCTGGCACATGACAAGTCAGGAAAAGCAGGAACGTCTTGCAGGAGAACAGCGGCTGAAAGGCTCGGCAAAGAAGCCGACTGCACCAAAGCATCTGTCACCCGAGCAGAAGAAGATATTCAACACTGTGGTGAAGCAGCTGAAAGAAGCGGATATCCTCAGTGCTCTTGACAGTGCAATACTTGCTCAGTATGCCATAGCCAAAGATACTCTGCGGCAGATAGACGAGCAGATACGCGATGACCCCCAGCTGCTGGCTTCGGCACCGTTCATGTCGTCGCGCAAGCAGTATATGGCGGATTTCTTCCGCTGTACGAACGAGCTCTGCCTCTCCCCTCAGAGCCGTGCCAAGATGGCGAACATGGCGGCACAGACACAGAAGTCCGATCCGCTGCTGGAAGCACTGCGGAGCATATCCGATGACAGCGATACCGAAGACACCGCAGACAGTTTCGACAGCGTTGACGGGGAGATGACGATAGAGATCACAGACGAATTCTCGGGCGATGATGATGAATGAATATAAAGACGACCATCGCCTACAAGTACGCCGAATGGTGTGCTGAGAGCGGCAGCCCGAGAGTACCGAAGTACGTTCGCCTGCAGGCGAAAAAGTGGCTTGAATATGCCGACGGCAGACACCCCGATATCAGGGTGAGCGGGGCGAAATTCGCAAAGATACGCAAGATACTCAGACTCATGGTTCACCCCGACTTGCAGTGTCCGATGTATGAGGGACTTGAGCCCTACGCGCTTTTCCTCATAGTCGCTATTTTCTGCACTGTGAAAAAAGACGGCAGGCGGCTTTTCGAGACTGTCATACTGGAGATATGCCGAAAGAATTACAAGACCTTCAATTCGGCGGTCATCTTCATACTCCTGATGCTGACCGAGCCCGATTTCTCACGTTTTTTCAGTGTTGCACCCGACTATAAGCTATCCAGCGAGTTGAGACTTGCGGTGCGCAAGATCATAAAGAGTTCACCCGCACTGGTGAGACACTTCAAGATCACGCGTGAGATGGTCACCTGCAAGATAAACAGCAGTGAGTATACTCCGCTTGCCTACTCCAATGACAAGATGGACGGCAAGCTGGCTAATGCTTTCCTGGCAGATGAAGCAGGGGCTCTGGACACCTATCCTGTGGAAGCAATGAGATCCTCGCAGATCACGCTTGTGAACAAGCTGGGCATTATCATTTCGACCAAGTACCCGAATGAGGAAAGCGTATTCACTGATGAGGTGGATTTCGCAAAGAAGATACTGGACGGACTTATCAAGGACCCGACTGTGTTCGCACTGCTGTATGAGCCCGACGAGGAGCGCATAGCCAACTGGCAGACAGACAATAACGTCATCTTCCAGTCGAACCCTGTAGCGTGCCATAACGAGACAGTATTCGAGGCGATATTGAAGCTCAGGGCGAAGGCGATACTCTACGAGGATAAGCGTGAGAACTTCCTGACCAAGCACTGTAACATACAGTACCAGAGCTTAGGCAGTGAGGGCTACATCGAGATAGACCTGTTCCGCAAGTGCCGCAGGAAGATACCTGATAGCTTCTGGAAAGGCAAGCAGGTATACATAGGCATCGACTTCGCAGAGAGCGACGACAACACAGGCGTTGCTATGGTGTGCTTGTGGGAAGACACCCTGTATGTCAAGGTTTGGGCATTTTACCCCGCAGGCAAGGAGCAAATCAAATCCACGAAGGAGCACGTTGGATATAAGAAACTAAGGCAAAAGGGTCTGTGCTTCGCTACAGGCGATCCTGACAGCCTTGTGGTAGACTATAACGAGATCGAACGTTTCATACAGGGTCTGCCCGAAAAGTACGGCGTGGAGCTGATGCAGCTGGGTTATGACCGTCGAAACGCTCTCGCCACAGTTCAAAGACTGGAAGCGGCTGAGGATCCTATTGAATGTGTTGAGATCAGACAGCACAGCTCGGTGCTGTCTCCTACTGTCAAGCTGTTCAAGGAGTACGTCCTTAACGGACAGGCGGCATACGATGAAGACAATCAGCTGTTGGAGATAAATGTCCGCAATTCCAGGTGTACAAAAGATACGAACCTTAATCCCTATGTCAATAAAAAGCGTTCCGCAGGCAAGGTAGACCTGGTAATGGCGACCCTTGACGCTGTTTATCTGGTAAACGAAAACGAGATACTGTGTCCCGCCAGTGACTTCGGGGTGCAGACCTGATGGAGGTGATATAATGGCGCTGTTCAAGCGTAAGAAAAAAGTTGATATACCCGAAACTGAAAAGCGCGATGATAACACAGGTTTCCGCCCTGACGACCCTGCGGCAGACCTTGCAAGAGCCTTTGGACTGAATGAAGCCATGACTTTTGAAAAGGCAATGCAGCTTCCGCCTATATCGGCAAGCATAGATTTCATCAGCTCGATATGCGCAAGAGTGCCTATCAAGCTGTATCGTGAGAGCACCCGGGGTGAAGAGACACGCACCGAAGAGGTCACAGATGATATCCGCACCGAACTGCTCAATGGCAATACAGGCGACAGTCTCAACGCCTTCCAGATGAAGAAAGCGTGGGTGACTGATTACTTCGGAGAGGGGCAGGGATATATATTCATCGACAAGGGGCTCGGTGGATGGCGGTCACTGCGGTATGTTGAGCAGGTCAACATATCGATAAATGTAAATTCTGACCCGATATTTAAAGATGCTGATATCTTCATAGCTGACAAGAAGTATTTTTACTGGGACTTCCTGCGGCTGTGCCGAGACACTAAGGACGGTTTCAAGGGCAGGAGCATCATCGATACTAACGGCGAGCTGATAACGCTGATGTACAAGACCATGCGCTTTGAGAAGAAGCTGATGGACACAGGCGGCAATAAAAAAGGCTTCCTGAAATCAGTTTCTAAGCTGACCGATAAGGCTATGAGTGAGATCAAGGCGGCATGGCGCGACCTTTACAGCGTGAATGACAGCAATAACGTCATGGTGCTGAACAATGGACTCGACTACAAGGACACGTCTGCGACTTCCACAGAACTCCAGCTGAACGAGAACAAGCTGACCAACAATGACCTGCTGACGATGATCTTCCTGCTTTCGGCAAAGGCTTTGCAGGGTGCGAGCGACGATGATATCGTTTCGGCGGTAAAGACGGCAGTTATACCCATCATCGAGCAGATGGAGCAGGCTTTCAACGAGGGGCTTCTGCTGGAAAGCGAGAAGAAGACAATGTACTGGGCTTGTGATACCTCTGCACTGGAACGCGGTGATATTCTGAAACGATTCCAGGCTTACAAGCTGGCTATCGAAGGCAACTTCATGCAGGCTGATGAGATACGCTACAAGGAAGATATGCCCGCACTGGGTCTGAACTGGATCCGTCTCGGACTGGACGACGTGCTTTACGACCCGAAGAGCAAGACGATATACACGCCTAATACCAATGCATCTGTTAAGGTGGGTGAGGGCGGTATAGCTGTCAACGACGATGAACAGAGAATGTGGCTAAAAGGAGAACATGGATACTTTGCAGGCTCGACACCGGGCGGCGGTGGCGGCGGAGGAGCTTCACCTACAAGCTCATCGGGAAAGTCTGATGAAAAGGATAAGAAAAGTGTTGACAAATCGGCAGAAAGTGATATAATAAAGCCTGAAGAAGTTTCTGCAACTGGTAAAAACGAACTTAGGAAAAAAGGTTTTCCTAATAAGCAGAAATTAAACAATCACTGGCAGAATGGCAGAAACCACGCTGATGAATACAAAACGGATGGTATAACGATTAAAGAACAGTATGAAAAGCGTGCTGTGGAACTTGCCGAAAGTGCCGCCGACGGTGTGAAGATTTTGGGCTATAAAACAAAAGAAGGCTATATCTGTCGATATGACGTTGAGAAAAACGACTATGTAAAAGCTGATGTAAACAAAGGTATCAGAACCATGTTTAAACCAACTAAAGACAAAGGTTCTTTTGAAGGAAAAGAATACTATGACCACATGAAAAAGGAAGAAGGCGTAGAATAGTGGACGAAAATTTAAAATGCCCTGTATGTGGGAAGTTTTACTTTGAAGAACGCGCAGATTATGATATGTGTCCTGTGTGCGGTTGGTTCAATGATGAATATCAAAAAGAATATCCTGACAAAGACATAGGCTGTAATCATCGAAGCCTTAACGAACATCGAAAACAGTGGCAAGAGGGTACTCTTCCTGATTACATCTATGAACTGATCGAACAGAACAAAAACAGATTACCGCCCGAATAAGGCGGTTTTTTCATGCCCTGAAAAGAGGTAAAAGTATGGACAGTTATTCTGTTAAAGACAAGTTTCCTCTGTATTTATGTGATCCCGTCAAGAATGCCGAATGCCCTAAAACTTCGTGTAAGTTTGGTAAAAATGCAGGGGAATGCACCAACACCGCAAAGAAAGAATTCGCCAGGCTCGATGAAAACGGTGAGCCGATAGTTGCATATACCAACATGGCAGAGGTCATGGCTGAATTCAATGCCCTTGAACACACATCAAGCGGCTTAATAGACGACTAAAGCACTATGTTCCCGACATTAATGTCGGAGACAGGTGCTTTTTTCATACCCATTTTACGAAAGGAGTGGTAACGTGAAGATAGAGATACGCGGTGCGACTGCGTCGGCACCTGAGAGCGTTAAGTTATCCGGCTATGTGAACGCTGTGGAAAGGCGCTCGGCGGTGCTCCCGCAGAGGATATGCCGCACAGCACCGGGGAACTTCGTGGAAGTCATCAGGTCAGGCACCTTCGGAGCTTCGCTCTCGGCAAGACCCGAAGTACAGCTGAAATTCAACCACGAACGCACCATCGGCGGCACAGGCAACGGTCTGGAACTGCGTGAAGACAATATCGGGCTTCATGCGGAGGCTACTATTACCGACCCCGATGTAGTGTCTGCCGCCAGAGCACACAAGCTCACAGGGTGGAGCTTCGGCTTCACAAGCCCTGAAGCCGAATGGACGGGACCCGATGACGAAGGTGTTTTCACAAGGAGCATATCGGGGCTTGACCTGATAGAAGTGAGCATACTCACCAAAAGACCTGCATACCCCGCAACGTCCGTTGAGGTCAGGGACGGCGAAACACAGGAGTATGAGTTCAGACAGCACGAAGAAGAAAATGAGGTCGAGGACAGCACCGAGACCGAGATCAACACAAATAACGTCAGACAGGCAGAGCTTGATCTGATAAGACTGGGAGGAATAATATATGAATCTTAAAGCACTGATCGAAAAGAGAAATCAGCTTGCAGCAGATATGCAGAAGCTCATTGATGCTGCGAACACCGAGACCAGAGCTCTGACCAACGATGAACTGGCAGAGTTCGAGAAGAAAAAGGCAGAGATAGCCAACCTCGACAAGACCATCAAGGCTTGTGAAGAGATGAGAGCTATCGAGGACACAGGCAAGCAGCAGCCTAAGGCTGACAAGAAGGGCAATACTCAGGAACAGCTGGAATACAGAGCCTTCGACAGCTTCATCAGAGGCAAGCTGGAAGTCAGGGACGACCCCGCAGAGGATACCGCCACCAACATGACAAAGGGCGACAACGGCGCAGTTATCCCCACCACCATCATAAAGAAGATCATCGACAAGGTGTACAACATCGCGCCTATCTTCTCTATGGCGACACGTTATAATATGGGCGGCACCATCACCATACCCTACTACGACGACAGCGACAGCGATATCTCTATGGGCTACGCGGAGGAATTCGTTGAGCTGGAAAGCTCCGCAGGCAAGATCAAGAACATCTCCCTCAGCGGCTTCCTGGCAGGCGTGCTGACACTGGTGTCCAAGTCCCTGCTGAACAATTCCAACTTCGACCTTGTGGGCTTCGTTATCGATAAGATGGCGGCAAATATCGCAAAGTGGATCGAGAAGGAACTGATCAACGGTACAGAGGACAAGATCGAGGGTCTGTCTACACTTACCGCAGGCGTTACCGCCGCTTCCGCAACTGCTGTTACAGCTGATGAGCTGATAGACCTGCAGGAAGAGATACCCGATGTATACCAGGCGGGTGCTGTGTGGATCATGTCCAAGAAGACCAGGACCGCTATCCGCAAGCTGAAGGACGGCACAGGCAACTACCTGCTGAACAAGGATGTATCCGCAAGATGGGGCTATACTCTGCTGGGCAAGGAAGTATATGTATCCGACAATATGCCCAACATGGCAGCAGATGCGAGAGCTATCATCTACGGCGATCTGAGCGGTCTTGCCGTAAAGGTGACCGAGAACTGGGAGATCAATATCCTGCGTGAGAAGTATGCTACACAGCACGCTCTCGGTGTGTTCGCATACCTGGAGATGGACTCCAAGATCGAGAACGCGCAGAAGCTCACCGCCCTCACCATGAAGGCGAGCGGCTAAGGCTATGTACAGCGCAAAGGTCAGCGAGGTCACCCTTGATGAGCTGCTGGCATTCTGCCGCATAGACGACCCCGACAGTGAGGACAGAGGGCACGTTCAGCGTGCCATGTCCGCTGTCAGGGCGTTCATTCGCTCGTATACGGGGCTGACCGATGAAGAGATAGACGAACATGAGGATATAGTCTGGGCGTACATGGTGCTGGTGCGGGATAACTACGATAACCGCAGTCTTCAGGAGAATACGGCTATGAAGATGAACCGCACTGTAAGCATTATCCTTGACCAGTATAATGATCATTTGCTGAGGTGACGACCAATGATGAATGACCCCGGAAAGATGCGCCACAAGCTGACATTCCAGCACCTGACCGTGACACCCGATGAAAAGTGCGAGCAGATAGAAACATGGACAGACCTGATAACAGTACACTGCGCTGTATCACAGTTCACAGGCACCGAGAAGGTGCAGGCAAGGCAGGAGATAACCGAAAGCGACGTTACCTTTACGGTGCGTTATTCGCATACTCTAGCCGCACTGAATGAGCAGGACTACCGCATAATATTCAAAGGTAAGGTCTACGATATACTTTTTGTCAACGACCCTCAGCTGGCTCATGAGAAGCTGGTGATATCAGCGAAAGAACGGGGTGAATGCTATGTCGTACCGGAACCTCAAAGCTGATCTGACAGGGCTTGTGGCTGAGCTGAATAAGTATTCTGATGAAGTCATGGCAGATATCGACAAGCAAGCCGACAGGATAGCGAATAACGCAAAGAAAAGGCTGAAAGAGACCTCACCATACCGCGAGCATAAAGAGGGCGACAGCTCCAAGCACTACCGCGACAGCTGGAAGAAGAAAAAAAACAAGCGTAAAACGCGCTTCGGGCTCAGCGAGGGCATACAGGTGCTATCCGCAAGCAAACCGCATCTCACACATCTCCTTGAAAACGGACACCGCGTTGTACTGCCGCAGGGGCGAGAATTCAAGAAGGCTGATGCAAAGCGCTTTGTTGCGGCAAAGAAACACATCCAGCCCGTGCAGGAGGAAGTCAATGAAACTTTTCTGGCGGCTGTTGATGAGGTACTCAGGAGGCACGGAAAATGAAAAGAAAAGAACTTGCGGCTATACTCTCAGCGGTCGCACCGACGACCTATAACGAATGGAGCGGCAAACAGGGTGTACCCAAGCCGCCGTTCATAGCGTATCTCGATGCGGATCCTGATACTATCCCCGCCGATAACAAGGCACATATCAGAAAGCCGAGATATCGTGTGGAACTATATACCGCAAAAGGCGACGATACCACAGATGAATTGCTCGATGAAGCGCTTGACAACGCCGATATATACTTCAAGAAGTACGGCAGAGAGTGGCTCAAAGACGAAAAGTGGTATCTGACAGTTTATGAAATTTGAACAGGAGTGATAAAAACATGGGCAAGAACAAAGGCAAAAAGTTCAAGTCGGGCGTTGATATGCTGTACTTCGCACCGATAACGAATATCGACTACGACAAGCTGGACGCAGACCCCAACGATGAGACCGCCTACACATACGGCTCTTGGATAAGGGCGAGAGGTGCAGAGGAAGTAAACCTCGAAAGCCAGTTCGCATCGAGCAACACAGCGGCTGACAATAACAAGAACTACATCACACAGAAGAAGAATAACGGCTACGCGGGCAATGTCAGAGTGACTACACTCCCGCCCGAATTCTTCACCGAGATATGCAGGATGGTGAACTTCGTAGAGGACTCCGAAACGATACCTCTGCCTTTCGCCACTGCCTGGGAGTACAAGGAGGAAGGTGTCAAGGTCCGCCGTATCCTCTGGCACTGTGAGCTGACACAGCTTCCCGCGATCAAGCACACCACCGAGAGCGGCGAACTCACGATCGATGACGACCAGATCAGCATCAACGCTAACCCCAGAGAGGGCAGCAACAAGATCACAGCACCCTGCACTGAGGGCGAGCCCGCTTTTGCAACATTCTTCGATGCTGTTCCTCAGCCCTCCGCATTTGACGGCGGCAGTGTGAAGATAAGCGGTGATGATACTGTCGAAGTGAGCAGCACCATCACTCTGACAGCGACTACTGCACCCGCAGGCAAGGCAGTGACATGGTCGTCTCTCGATGAGGACAACGCCACCGTAACAAGCGGCGGTGTAGTATCCGGTGTTGCTGAGGGCACAGCGACCATCAAGTGCGCTCTGACCTCCGACCCGACAGTATTCACCACCAAGACCATAACCGTAACAGCGGCAGAATAAGGCGGTGAGCTATGACACAGCGTGACTACAGCTCGGGTATAAGCGGCTGTCACTACGCTGTACGCGGCGGCTCAATGTCGCTGAAAAGTCTCCCCGGGGCGATAAAGCTATCCTTAAAACCCTCGTCAGAGGACAGGAGCTTTATCGTCCGCAGCGGGACGAACGTTTACAGCTATACCGCTTCCCGCAAGTGCAAGGAATGGCGTGTTGAGCTGGAAATAGTCAGTCTGACGAAGGATTTTCTAACCGATGTGCTGGGCTATACCGAGAACGAAGACGGCAGTATGACGGCGGGCATACAGCCCGATGTGCATATCTCGCTGTTCTACGAGACCGAAAACGGTGGCAGACCGGTGCGGCATCAGCTGTATGACTGCGTAGTATCCACGCGAGGCTTCGATGTGAGCACTCTCGGGAGCAGGCTGTCTGTAGATACGCGGAAGCTGGATATCATAGTGAACCCCGATCCGAATAACGGCAGTAAATACGGCAGAAGCATAGCCAGATCCGACAATGCCGTACTTTTCGGCACATGGTTCGGGCTGACGGAGTGACAGAAACGCTATAATAAAGATGAACCGCCTGTGGACCCAGGCGGTTTTTTCATAATAAGGGGAGTGAGCACATGGAACGCACAATAAAAGTCGGCGGGAAACCGTATAACATAAGAGCTTCTGCGTGGGCTCTGGTGATATACAAAGCCCAGTTCGGACGGGAGTACACGGAGGACGCTGCGGATGTCGGAAACGATGAACAGGCATATATCGTGGGCTGCCATCTGCTGTGGGCAATGGCGAGAGCCGCCAAGAGCAAGACACCCTCGCCCGATGACTGGATACTGATGTTCAAGCCGAAGGAGCTTGCAAAGGCGCTCGTTTTGTCTCAGCAGTTATTTGCAGCATCGATGGGCGAAGAAAAGCGCAGGGGCAAGGGCAGTGAGTTTTCTTCCGAAACGCTGATAGCGAGTGCGGCAATATGCGGCATGAGGACGGAGGAACTGAACGGTCTGCCGCTGGGCATGGTGATAGATACTATGGAGAAGTATGCGGAAATGCGTTTCGGTGATGGCAGTGAGTACGTCAGTGCCGCTGATTTCTTCGGAGAGTGAGGTGGTGTAAATGGCAAAGTCATCGTATAAGGGCATAACGGTCGATATCACGTTCCAGGGGAATACAAGCAAGTTCAATGAAGCCGTTACGCAGATAGACAAGAACCTGAAAACCGTTGACAGCGAGCTGAAAGAAGTCAACAAGGACCTGAGACCGGATCCTTCCAATGTGACCCTGCTGAGTCAGAAGTTCGACCTGCTGGGGCAGAGGATCAAAGAGACAAGTGAGAAGCTGAAACTCATGCGTGATGCGCAGAAAGAGATAGAAGCGGCATATTTGCGCGGCGAGATAGACGGCGGTGCATATCGTGACTTCCGGCGTGAACTGGGCAAGACCGAAGCTCAGATGAAGAGCCTGAAAGCAGAAGCCTCGCAGACTGCCGAAGCTGTTGCAGGCAGGCTAAAATCCGCAGTATCAGATCTCGGCAATGAGATGAAGATCGCCGTTGACATCATCAAAAAAGGCGAAGCCGCTCTCATAGCCTTCTCCGCCGCATCGGCAAAGGTAGGGGCTAACTTTGAGAGCGCCATGTCTCAGGTGGCGGCTACCTTGCAGATACAGGCGGGTACGGAGGAGTACGAGAAACTTTCTGCCGCCGCTAAGGAGATGGGCGAAAGCACGTCCTATAGCGCTGCTCAGGCGGCTTCGGCACTCAACAGCCTCGCCCAGGCGGGTTACACAGCCGATGAAAGCATCGAGCGGCTGCCGAAGACACTTGCACTGGCGAAAGCGGGCGGGCTTGATCTCGGCTCTGCCGCGAAGATCGTAACGCAGTCTATGGCGAGCTTGCAGCTTTCCGAGAGTGACCTGGACAAGCTGCTGGATGAGATGGCGAGGACGGCGCAGAAGTCCAACACCAACATAGCCGAACTGGGCGAAGCTATCAAGGGCGTTGGCGGCACCATGAACATGGCTGGGCAGTCTGTGGAGACAATGCTCACCGAACTTGGTATGCTTGCGAATGCGGGCGTTGCGGCAAGCGAAGCAGGCACACACCTCAGGAACATCATGCTCGCCCTCGTCAAGACGGATGTACAAAAATCCCTTCATGATATGGGCGTTGAAGTCACCGACAGCACGGGTGCGATACGCGACCTTTCGGAGATCATGACCGAACTCGCAGAAGCGACCGACAGCATGACTTCGGGAGACAAGCTGACCCTCTTCGGTGATCTTTTCAACGTTCGCGATCTGGCATCTGTCAACGCCCTGCTGAACGGCACGAAAGGCTCTATGCAGGCGCTGCGTGCGGAAATCGAGAACTCGCAGGGTGCGGCATCGCAGATGGCGGAGACGATGGGCGATAATCTCACGGGGGATATCACTATACTTAAATCTGCCTTTGAGGGTTTGCAGATAGCGATCTCCGAAAAGCTCAATCCCTCGCTGAGAACTGCCGCGAAGAACAGCACGGAGTTCATCGGGCAGATGAGCGACAGCGTGAAGTCGGGTGAACTGGCGAAGAGTTTTGAAAAGCTGGGCAACTCCATCAGCAAACTCATCAATTCGGGGCTGAATACCGGTGCAAAGGTGCTCCCGACGATCATCGACCTGCTGACGGTGGTCGCAGAACACTTTGACGATATACTGGCGATATACCTGGCGATGCAGGCGTATGCCAAGACAAAGGCTATCGTTACCGCGATAGGCGAAACGGTCGTTTCTGTAGTGAACCTCACCAAAGCGATCAAGACCGCACAGACAGCACAGGAAGCCTTTAACGCGGCATCTGCGGCTAACCCCATAGGTGCTATAGCGACTGCGGCAGCGGCTGTTGTGGCGGGTCTTACGTTCGCTATAACAAAGGCGGCTGAGGCAATAGACGTGCTCGGCGGGGAGACTGCACAGGCATCGAAGGAAGTGCAGGAGTACGCCGAAAATATTCACAAGCTGACCGCCGAAGTGAGGGAGACCAACGATGCACGCGAGAAGTCGCTGAACGACATTGACCGCGAAAATGCAAGGCTTTCAACGCTTGCGGGAACTATCGGGGAACTGGCGGACAAACAGGAAAAGACAGCGGCAGACTATGAGACACTGCACAGCTATATCGCAAAGCTGAACGAAGCTGTACCCTCGCTGAACCTCGCCTTCGACGATCAGACCAACACCCTGAACATGACCCGCGATGCCATGAAGCAGCTTGTGGACAGCTACGAGGCATACCAGGAGCTTCAGGCGCGTATCGACTACGGAGCTGATCTGAAACGAGAGCAGGTCGAGCTGCAAGATGCTTTCGACGACACATCAAAGAAGCTGGACAAAAGTTATCAGGATGTAAAACGTCTCAGGGATAAGTATACAAGGGATAAAAACGCCCGCGATAGTATAGCCGACCGACTGGGCAATGATGCTGATCTGATGATGCAGAGCCCTGTATATCTAAAGGCGCAGAAACAGTTTATTGAAACAAGTAACCTGCTTGAAGCCGTCAAAGAAGATTGGCACGAACTTGGCGAAGCGCACCTTGCGGCAAGGACCTCTCTCGAAGAAGTCAATGAAAAACTGGACAATAATAATGCCGCCATCGACAAATGCACCGAAACCGCAGAGGGCTATACCGAAGCGACCGATGACTCGACTGATGCCAATAATAAGAACAAGAAAAGCCTTGAAGATGCCGCGAAAGCCTATGATGCCGCAAAGACAGCAACAGCAGGATACAAGAGCGAGCTGAAAGACCTTCTCGGCGTACTGGAAAACGTAAATAAGGGCACCGCATACAGCACATCTCAGATGCTTGACCTTATCGAGAAATACCCCGAACTCATCAACTACATCCATCAGGCGGCGGATGGATATACCATCGAAGCGGACGCGGTGCAGCGTCTGACAGAAGTTAAGGCGGAGAATACACTGAGATCACTGCAAATGCAGATATCCGCCCTTGAGGGGCAGATGAGCAGTGCGGCACACTCGGGGGACAGAAAGCAGTTTGAGGAACTGAGGCAGCAGTACGCACTGCTGCAAGAGCAGAAGTCCGCCTACGGTGAGATACTTGCGGACATCCAAAACGGCATAATATATTCAAGCCGTTCATCGTCGGGCAGTTCAGGCGGTTCGTCGTACTCTTCGGGCAGTAACGAGGATGACCCCTACTCCGAGATGGTCAAAGAACGCAAGGCACAGGCGAAGTCCGAACAGGCGGAACTGGAGAACCTCTACAAGACCGAGAAGATCAGCGCGGAGGACTACTACAACGGGCTGATGGACATTGCACGGCGGTACTATGACGGCATCGGGGACTTGCGCGAGGAGTACCTTGACGCGGAGGAAAAGGTCTACACGGGGCTGAAAAAGGCGCAGGAGGACGAGCTTTCCAATGCGAAGAAGCTGACCGACCAGCTCAAAGCCGTGAAAGATGCCGAGGATGCCTTGAAGAATGCTCAGAGCCAGCAGGTATCCGTGTACTCGGGAACTGCAGGCTTCCGGGTGGAGCAGAACACTGCGGCGATTGAAAAGGCACAGCAAAGCCTTGCGGATAAGAATTACTCGCTTGCCGAAACTCTGCTGAAAAATGCGAGGTTCGACGGCAGAAGCCTTACAGAGCGCTTGCAGTCGATAGGGCTTGCACAGATACGCGATATGCTGCCCGACCTGTCAGGGATAACACTGCCTTCCATCGGCGGCGGCACGACAACGCAGACAACGACAAGCACCCGCAGTGTGACTTACAACGGCGGGGATATTGTGATAAACATTCAGGGCAGTGTGGATGAGGCTACTATGCCCACACTGAAAACGTCCATAGAGGATGCGGTGCGCAAGGGCATTGAAGCATTCCTTGACGAAGAAAATGCGGCATCGCAGACAGGAGGGATATAATGAGATCGGCTATGAGAACGGTGACGAATATCAACTTCGCAGGTAGAACCGTAGACGTGGAAGTCGATACTCAGCTGCGGATGACCTGCAACAGCGATCATATATCGCGGTACAAGCTGGAACGCCGTGATCTTACCACAGGTACTGATATGAGCACGACTGTAGTCGGGGATGGCGTGTCTACCGACTACGGGCGCGGAAGCGTACTGACCGTGAATATGAACTATCCTTTGCAGTATGTTCCGGGGCATGACTTTATGTTCACGCCTACGATCTATCAGCGTCAGGCAGGGGATATGTCGGAGGAGACCTCTCCCGGCAAGTATGATGTGTACATGGGCGCGGGCAAAGTTCAGGAGAACAGCACGACGAACAGTGAGGTGGCAATCGACAAGGGGATAGGCTTTATTCTTGCCCCGATCAAGACCAACAGCAACACTGTTCTTGTAGGTGGCTGTGTCCTGCGGCTGAATGACCGAGATCTGTTGATCGAAAGCTACAACCCGACGACAGGTATAGCGACAGTAAGTGCCGCAAAGATAAACGGCACGACCTCAACGCTGAGAGCAACGACAGCGGGCGAGCCTTACAAGCTGATAACCAACTATCTGCGGTGTGAACCGTTTGTGTTCTACTCCCGCAAAGCCCCTGAGCTGACGCTGACAACGGCGATAGTTGACGGCTATCTGAGCGTTACAGGCGATTATTCGCAGGCGCAAGGGACTGAACTGCAATCGTGGAAGATGACAGCGACGTACTCTTACGACCAGAGCGACGATACGCTGACTATCGAGCATGAGGAACAGTTCAACACGACCATAGCTGATACTTTCCCCGTGCTTGCGGCTGACGATAACGAACCCGATGCACGATGCTATATCAAGTGCGAGATCACCACACAGGACGGTGTAACCAAAGAAGTCACGACTATGCTGGAGTACGATGCGCCAAAGACTATGACTATACAGGTAGCTGACAGCTATAACGTCGTGGCGAAGAACTACACGGGTACTATCCATGTGTGGCGGCGTGAGAGCAACTGGATATCTCTGCGGTACGTTGGCAGTACAAGCTATACAAGCGGCGGTGACACGATACTCTACACCAAAGACATGGGCTACGGCGTAGGCTATACATACTACGTCACAGGCGTGGATGCTAACGGCAATCTGACTATGGGTTACAACGAAGATGGAAACGGCAATCCCGGATTTGTAGGCATCAATTCAAAGAAATGGAGCTTACAGCATCTCACGAAGACAGGCTACCACAATTACCGCGCTGACGGTGACAGATATGATTTTGTTGTGGACGTAAATCCTGCGGCAATAGCGACTGTCACGGGCAATGCGGTGTATGGCACTGAGGGACGGTTTCCGAAGTATATACACGGTTCTGACAACTACGAGCAGGGCAGCTTCACGGCACTTCTGGGCAGTATCACAAACCAGAATGCGGCACCGTATCAGATCGAGGACTGGCGGGAGTTCATAGCGCAGACAGGACCGTTCCTGTTGAAAACCGAGAACGGCGAAGTAAAAATCGTTGCTATCACGGGCGACCCGACAAGGCAGTACGGCACATCCCTCGCGGAGATAGGCACGGTGAGAGTTACTTACGGCTGGACTGAGGTAGACGACATCAAGCGGGCGGTGATTACTTGAATTACTACAACGTTGTTAATGCGGCGTATTTATCGGCGCTGAAAGACAGTTCAGTGCGATACTACACTAAGATAACATTTCTCGACCACTGGGAAAACGGCATCGGTGAGCTGTCTGCGGACATCGTGACGGATACTCCCGCACAGCAGACGATAGGCACAGGCAACGGCATCCGCCGAAGCCTGACGCTGTCTGTCTTTGATGAGGACGGCAAGTACAGCCCGAACGTGAACAGCGGTTTCTGGTACGGCAGGAAGTTCGCCTTGTGGGAGGGTGTGCAAGTCGGCGGGGACGTCTATTGGCAACAGCAGGGCGTGTACTACTCCACTCACGCCGACGAAAAGAAGAAACTGCTGTCTATCAATGCGGTGGATAAGTTCGGAGCGCTTAATGGAGAAACCAACACGGGAAGGTGCGTGCTGCCGTTCTCTACGGACGTTTCGGGCAGTGACGTGTATGTCGCGCAGCTCGTTCGTGATGTGCTGGCACTGAATGTCGGCACTCTGCCGCTTGACCCGATCGAGCCGATAATCGACCCGTATTTTGAAACGCAAAAGCTGTATGCGGATATAACGCTGAATGCAGGGCAGTTCTACGGTGAGATACTCTTGGAACTGGCGAAGATGTACGGTGCTGACTGCTACTATGACAGACAGGGACGGCTGAACTTCCGCAGGAAAGCAGTTTATGATCGCCCGTGGTGGTACACACATCAGGGCAGAGAATGGGAGTTTTCGGATGACGACCCGAACATCACTGAGGGCGTATCGAGATCAACAGACCTTAAAGCTGTGAATATCGTGACCGTATCAAGCGACAACTCGGAGGGTGAGATATACAGCTACACCGCGAAGAACACGAACCCCGAAAGCCCTGTGTGCATACAGGCGATAGGCGAGCAGTACCCAGACGAGCCCGTGAAATACATCTGTCTCGGGGACACGACCTCACAGCCAGCCGTTGAAAAGTGCCAGCAGTACGCCGAATATCTGCTGTGCCAGCACACCGCGCAGCTATGCACTGAGAGCTTCACAGCGGCGCTTATACCGCATCTTGACACAGATGTGGTAGTTGGTATCAAAGGTGAGGACAGGCTCATCACGGGGCTTACAGTTGACCACAAAACGAAGCTGATGCAGGTGTCTGCGTGTAGTGTGAACTTTCTGCCGAAAGGGGGATTGACGTGATCAAGTTAACGGATATCATACGGCGAGAGATAGATGCAAGGGCGGGCGGCGTACAGCTCACTCCTGCGGAAGTCATCGCAGTACAGGCAGACTTTAAGCGAGCCGACGTAAAGCTGATCGAGAACGGCGCTGTCATCAAGGGGATACTCAATCAGTCTGGTAACAAGCTGACAGTCGGGCAGTCCGTAAAGATCGCTTATCAGACCCTGCCTAGTGCGGGGTGGATAGCGTTTACCAACGGCGAAGCTGACCCGATAGGCGGCGGTGGCGGGGGTATACAAGTCGAGAGTGCGGCGATTATAACTACCGCCGAAGATTTTATCGTTACACAGGAAGTTATGATAGACTACTCTCCCGCCACCAAAGTTGTATATGGCAACGCCCCCGCATTTATTATCTGCCAGGAAAACTATATGCTTATGGCATCGAATTGGGGGAACACCGAAAAAGCGCTTGCAGCTGCCAATGAACAATTTTTCCCCGATGCCACGCATTATACTGGCTGGTATGTAGATAACAACAACATAGTGCATCGTGTCGAGGAGTACTTTGAGCAGTGCATAAGTCAACGCACATGGAGTACATCGGGCAAAGGCGAGCAACTAATCAGACGACGGCGGCGTATTAATTATCAGTATCCGAATAACGACCCAACCGAAACTCCCGTGTTTGTGTCGGATACCACAGGAACGTTTTTTTCAGGAACGACTACCTATGTGGTGCTTAAAGACATCGGCAATGATACCATAGCACTAACGAACTATACTGCAGATATGTTCATGCTATCGAGAACGGACGCTATTGTTCACAAGAATACCCTCAATGCGTCGCTTGCGGCGTTCTTCCCCGAGGACGTAGAATATGCGTGCAATGTGAACATTGATACGGGCTACTACAACAACGGCTGGGGCTGGGCTGGCTCTCGTAGTGATAAGGTATCCTCTACAAGCAATACCCCGATAATCTTCCCGTTCAAAGACCGTGCGGAACAGGATTTCTCAATGGGAGTTACCCAAAGAGTTGAGCCTGTGGAGGACTAACTATGTTGACAGTAGGGCGCGGTTCACGCGCTAATAGAATACCAAAGAATATTGTATCATATACATTCATTCCCCATGAGAAACAGCAAGCGCAAACTGTGAGTTTAACTTATGAGATTTTGCCAATACAGCAAGACAGGGATGGTTTTTCTGATATATGTTCTGTTGCTCCTCTTGGTGACTCCCCTGCGGACAAGATAGGACTGGCAAGGTCTAATGCTGATAATGTACCTAATATTGGTCAAGTCGATGGATTATTCGTTACTACTGGCAATACAAAAACTACATACGGTCAGGATACCAGAACATTGGAGTATTTCAGCGGTAGCAGCGTTTATCCAAACAAGCAGGCTGCTGGTTACTATATCAGGTACGTTGTATATACCTCTGAAAGCGGAAATGTTAATAGATATGTAGCACCTGATAGAGCCATAGCAATAGATAGCGCGTGTTTTGTGGACAGGAGCGGCACATCATACACCGTAACTATGGACACAATCGATGGAACAAAAAAATACAGAGGTACAAACGCTTCGTATGTCGAACTTAGTTGGCGATGCGAAGTCTTAACTTTTTATGATGCAGATGGGAACGTTGTATCTGAATCAAGTGCGTGGGTTTCTTATACTGTAGATTACAAAATTACCACACAAAATATACCACAATACACTTCTGTCTTGATGAAAAGCCAAATCATGAATGGTGCGGCGGCAAGACAGGGGCGAGCGTTTCAGGTTGTAGAAACGGAGGAAATAATATGAAAGAAAAAACATGGCACGCCCTCATAGCGGTGGCGCTGGGCGGCTTGTCCGCGTATATGCGCGTGATGTTCGTGCCACTTGTGGTGCTCCTCGGCGTAATGATCGTGGACTATATGAGCGGTATGCTGAAAGCGTGGGGCAACGACGAGCTGTCAAGCAGGGTCGGGCTTCGGGGCATCGTCAAAAAGCTGAGTTACCTGATGCTCGTCTGCGTGGCGGGCGTTGTGGACTGGCTTCTGTGGTCGGGGCTGAGGCAGGTGGGTATATCGCTGGACTTCGGGTTCTGCTTCGGGCTGATAGTCACGATTTGGCTCATCGTCAACGAGCTGATAAGCATATTGGAGAACCTGGAAGCGCTGAAAGTCCCGATGCCGAAGTTTCTGAAAAACGTCGTTAAACATCTGAAAAATGCGGTGGAAGTCAAGAGTGACAAAGCCGCAGAAAGCGAGGAAAAACATGGACAAGTATAATCTGGAAGAACGTTACAAGGATTTTCCCAGCCGCATTGAAGGCGAACTGTATGAGGGCTTCGGGCTGGGCGGCTCGGGCGGCATCACCGTCCCCGAAGGCGTGCAGATGAAGAACGTGCGCGTTCTGGGCACGGATGATGATACACAGACCATATCCGCAGAGCTGATGGTGGATGATGCCGCCGACCTGCCCGAAGCTGACAGCATCACGGGCTATCTGCTCAGCGGATGCGTGGCGCTTGTAGTGCATACAGGTGACATCTGGGCGCAGGACAGCACAGGCGAGTGGTTTAACCAGACAAGCCCCGAAGCCGTGAACGCAAGCGTACAGTCGTCAACGCGCACAACGGAACCCGAACCCGCTGATATGCGCGTGGACAGCGACGAACTGCGCAAAGAGGACGACTTCGGCGATCTTGACGATCTCGACGATGATGACGGCTTCGACGACGATATGAGGTGATGTCAGTGATTTCACTATATGACGTATTAAAGGCGAATAAGGGGCTCCCTGTCGGGGAGCCTATCGCCTGCCACTGGGGGCGCAAGCTCGGCGGCGGAGCGGCAGGATATGACGAGCTGACGGGCACACCGCCTTTGACTTTCACCGCAAACGGCAGAAATCTGATCAACTACCGCATATATGGTGCAAACGACGGCGTGGGGGAGCGGTCTATCCCTTACGGATATCAGATAAACGCTGTTGTGAGCAGTGAAAACCTATGGGATTACAATTTGCATGAAAGTGCAGGCTTATGGGATAATAACGGTCAATTTGTGGAAAACTCCGCTTATATCATTCTCCAGGAGCCGATCGAGATAGACCCGAATTACAGTTATACTTATGGAATGGAAAGCGGGTACTCTCGTGGAACTTATTTCTCGTATGCCTGGTTCGATGCGAATGGCGATATCATATCCTCAAAACGAAAAACGATAGCTGTAGAAGTGGGGAACCGCTACACCGAAACATTTACTCCTCCTGCGAATGCCAGGTATATCAACATTGCGACCTATATGCATAATAGTAAAAGGATGTTCGTAAAAGGTTCGGCTGAACCGGCGAGTTATGTGCCGTATTCAGTCACCGATACCCCGATATACATCGGTGACACACCGCTTGCGAACGGCGAGTACGTTAGCTATGGCGAGCAGAAAGTATATAAGTACGTTGGCGGAGTTCTCACCCCCACAGACCCGCCTGTTGCACTCCCCGCACTGCCGACGATCGACGGGGGAACGATAGTGAACTTCGACAACACGCCGAAACCATCAGAAGTATATATCAAATATCCGAAATGAGGTATAACCATGAACGAAGAAAAAAAGAACCAGATCATCAAGGCATTTTCCTACTCGGTGGATCTCCCCACTATCGCGGAGAACACGGGCCTCAGTGAGGACGAGCTGAGGCAGTTCCTCGAAGATAACAAGGAAGCCATCGCTGAGGAGATGGCATGGAACAGAGCCAAAGCGGGGTGTTGAGATGAAGTGTAAAGGATTTGATATCAGCCAGTGGAACGGCAACTGCGATCTTGCAGCGGCGAAGAAATCGGGCATGGACTTCGTGATCATCCGCTCGTCTTTCGGCAACGTCGCCGCGTATCCTCAGCAGGTGGATACGAAGTGGTACAGGAACGTCAAGAACGCCATTGAAGCCGAACTGCCTTTCGGCGTATACCACTACTCCTACGCCACCACAGTGGACGGCATGATCGCGGAGGCAA